GGAAATGATGGAGATTGACTACCTTCTAATACTCCTGTTACTATATATTCAAATGGGTCATTTTCTATTTTTTGCAATTCATCTCTAAAATAGTCATACATACCATATCTACTTATAGGTGTTATACCGTCATGTGATAACCTTAATATGGCATTTCTATTTTTATCTACATAATATTTTCTATGTCCAAAAAAAGCAAATGATTCTGGATTATTACTAATTCCCCATACTCCTGCATAAGGTTCAATTTGACCTATAACCGTACCAGCGGCTTGTGTTTGCGTACCACCTTCAGATGTATAAATAGTATCTTTATCAATTAAAGCTCTACTCGATTTATTCTCTTGTAATACTATTAAGTTATTTTCTTCAGCATGTAATTTCTGTATAGATCCTCCCACTGGATTTGCACTACGCACAATATTTTCACCTGATGAAAATACATTTGTCTCATTAACTCCTGTACGAGAATTTAATATCCCAGAATAAATTAAAGAATTAGGTCTAACTTGTGCCTCATTACTGTCTTTTACTAAATAAGCTTTAACTCCATAATCTGTAGAAGTATTGTTATATCCCCCTTTGATTCTAGATTCTTCTATTATCCAATCATAAGTAGTAGTATAAGTGTCAACGTTAGCCGTGTTTGAACCAGGTGTAATTACATCTGTAGTTCGCCAATCAGGATAACTTCCTCCAGTTGTTAAAGCTTCAACATTATCATAATATTTATAAGGTAAAGCTGGCCAAACGGGTAATACACTAACTCCACCACTACTCTCAGTAGTATGTTTGTTATTTGTCTTTTTTACCCAAAACGAATTAAAATATTTTATTTCATCAAAATGTGCCATCTTCTTTTTATTTGTATAATTTATACGCTAATGTCAATGCTTCTGGATCATCAATTCCTCCTGGAAATGTTTCAGTTAACCCAATAAATATTTTAAATGTAAGATACTTTTGACCAATCGGAACTACAGCTCCACTTATTGCACTTGCTGATCTTTTAGATCCTCCTTCAACAACCCATTGACTCCCAGCTGTATGTACAGCAATAGGTAATGGTCTACTCCAAGGTTGTACATTGTAAGAAGGTGGATAATAAGGATTAGTTTCCAAAACATATCCTTCATTTTGATAATAATTAATTACAAAAGGAAATGGTTGTCTATTAGTATTTGCAGTTCCAGGACCAGGTATCATAATAGGATGAGGATTATTTGGGTTTTTTCCAGTGAAATAATGTCCCCCCATAGCTAACGAAGTATCATTGATATCAGTTAAAGTATAAGTTTGATTTTGAGGAAAATTGAATCCATTCCATTCATCAACTAATCCCCCATAAGTCCCATCTTCTTTATACCATTCTACTTTAGAAACATAAATTTGAGTGTAAGCAGCACTTTCTTTTGCACTTCCATTACTAAATTGATTTAGTCTACAACTTCCACCCACACCATCAGCTTCAATTCTACTATTAATATTTATATCGTTTATACTATCTGTGTCTGGAATTGCAAAGTGTCCATATCCTTGATTGTCAAAAATTAGTCCTTTCCAGAGTCGTTCGCCATGATTTGATGATTCAATAAACTTAGTATAATTGTCCCATGATACACCAGGGAATGCATTAGGGTTATTACCCCAATATTCAGGTTTATAATTAGTTAATCTATTATTGTTAAATATAAATGTCTTACTAATAGCAGTAGGTGCAACTTGATCAACTTGTAAATGAAAAGAATATGTTTCTAAATGTGGTCTATTAAGATATTCAAAATCTTCACCTGGAGCTGAACCCTTGGTGCGAATCATAAATTGTGGTGGCGTACCAACTACTTTTATATAAACTTCATATCTATCTTTTAAATTAACTGCTGTATTTATATTATGTCCAGTACCTGCGTAAACTCCTAAGAGAGTCATAGTACAGTTAGGATCAGTTAATATAGTACCTGCTCTATTAGTAGGTACTAAAGTAGCTCCTAATACATCACTACCAAAAACAAATGACTCGCTTTGGGTAAATATAAAATCACTTAATCCATATAAATCTAAAGCTCCTACTTCAAGTTTAACTTGCTGATTCAATGTTGAAATTAATCCAGATGTAGTAGTCTCCCAATAAATATCTAATTTAGATTCAAAAGGTTTTGTTTCAAATACCATTAATTTTTTAGCGAAAGTTCCACCCACTTGACCATCTACAGTACCTCCAATACTGTCGTATTCTCCAGCTTCAAATCCCACTCTATCTTCTCCAGTAGCTTTTACTCCTGTAGTATTTATAGTTGCAATATATGGATTATTATCTGTATTAATAAAAGGATCTGTAACACCAATTGTTCCTCCCCCAGTAGGGTTAGAACCAGGATACACATAAGCTCCATCAGCAGTACCAGCACCATCGTATGTTATTACGCCTTTATACTTAGTCCAATCTCCTAAATCTCTAAATGGTTCTATAGATATTACATTACCCCACTTTCCTAATGAACTTGTTTGAATAGTATTTTCTATATTCTCAGAATCATATACATTTTGTATAACTCTACCAACGAGTTTAACATTGCTACCAAAAACTGTATCTACTGGTCCAGTATTGTCTAAATCTCTTGGTATTTTATTTATATTATCTCCAAATAAAGCTACTTTACTTCTTTTTGTAGTATCTCCATAAGATAAAGGTGTACGAGGATTTTTGTAAATTATATCTCCAGATACTGCACCTGCTAAATATATATTATAATATTCTTGTTCTTGTTGCTTAACAACTATTTTATAACTATACCATCCTAAAGGATTTGTACTGGCATTATATAAACCAGGATATCCAGGAGCAGATATGATAGATTCAGGAATTCCATCAATCCAATTTATTTTTAAAGAATTTCCAAACCATTCTAAAGGATCAGCACCTCCATTAGTAAATCCTGCATATGTACTAGAACCAGAGTAAGTAGAAGTAATAGCTAATGCATCATTTTTTGCTAAAATAACATTAGATTGTCGTCCATATCTATCACTAAGAACTACTCCTACTTGATAACTTCTTCCTTGTTTTAATGTATGATTATAATATTCTTTTATTAAATTAGTTTCAGTGGTAGCAAGTGGAACTAAAGCAGTACCCACTTTATCATTTGCTAATATTTCATAATTTAACGATTCGGGAGAAGTAGGTTCATTAGTAAAATTACCATATATTATTCTATTTCCACTTGATGCTTGAGCTAAAGCTCTAGTAGGAATTATATCATTAACTCTTAAAATATCTTTTTCTGGTAGTGTTTTCCAAGGTTTGTTAGATCTATATTCATAAACTAATTGTTTCTTTAAAGATACATTTGGAGTATAACTACCATCTTCTATTTGTTCAATTGGTAATTCTTTTACTATTTGTACATTTGGATTATCCGAAGTTTTAATTAAAATTTCAAGGTTTTTTATTTTTAATTTATTTTTAATTTCATCATAATCTTCCGGGAGAGTAATAACTAAACCTACAGTGGTTATTGTATTTTCAAAGAAATTAAGTATAGTTTCCATTTTAGTATTGTTCTCATCTCCCACTCCTATACTTCCATATTGCTTTGGTAAAAAAGCAGGTTGAGTAAATGGGGCCATTAACGAATATTCATTATCATCGTATTGAAATCTATAACTAAATCTAGCAAACTTTTCCTTTAAAAAATCTTTATCACCACTAAAATCACTCTTATAATCAGGATTACCTAATTGAAATACCACAATATCTCCGCGATTCCAACCCGCCAACAAAATGGGATCAATTGGTATATTAGGAACTTCTCCTAAAGTTACTACATTTCCAACTACATTAACCACCATTAATGGATCTTCATCTGGTTGACTAAAATTAGTTACTTTTATTTTTTTACCCGTTATAGTTGTTTTAGTAATAAAACCAGTTATATCTGCCGTATTATCCCATTCTACACCTTGTGGAGTTGTACCACTAAAAAGCAAATTGGATCCAGAAATACTATTTATACCAGCTACTAAAGATGGTGGTAAATATTCAGAATTTTCATCAACTAACGTAGAAATGTAATCACTACCGATTTTCTTAACAAAATCTATACCTTGATAAGGATAATACTTAGCAACAGATATTTGATCTTCTGTAGTATAATAAGTGGGAACAGGAAGAGGAAGAGATGATTTAGCATTTTCGATGTTTATTTTCCTCGGTTGATTTCTATTATCTGTCCAAAATAATAATCCTTCAAGAACATCACAACCTGTAATTTTGTGAGTTTTAGAAAAATTAAGAAAAGATCCGGTTACCAATGGAATTGTTACTATATTTCCATCTACATCTACTAATAATTGAAATATCCAATGAGCATTTGAATGAGTGGTATAAGGCGTTGAAGTACCAGCGCGTACAGCATTACAATCTAAAGAATTAGGAGAACTATCAGTAAAATTAGTAGCAAAAACATATAAGGCGTTAGTTGAAGGATCCGGAAACATTCCAATTATTTCTAAATGAGCTGGATCTCCACTAACACCTGTTACATTTTTAGATATCCATCCAGATAAATTTCCAACTGCAGTATTTCCTAAAACATTTTCTAATGCACCTACATCAGCTCCTTCAGATTTACTTACGTTAATATTTCTACCTTCTCTATATTCACCATTAGGAAGCAATCGCGCGTCTAAATCCTTGTTCATTTTGGATTTGACAAATGTATTTCTAACTTGTGTCATTAAATTTAATGTTTAATCCATTTAGATTTATTCCTCATTATTTGTACAAATTGATCTAATTTAATATTAGATAATCTAATTTTAGCATTTCTAATAGCTGCTCTTCTATCTTTTTTATATCGTTGAACTATATGTTCTGGAACACCCAATCTTCCAGCTAATAAACTATACATAATATGCATATAAATAGCTTCTTCTGCCATCTTAGGTATCTTCATATCTAAATCTATAGAAAGGCCATCAGAGACGTATTCTAAGATAATCAATAAACCTTTTAAGTTGCTACTAAAAGAAAATTTTCCTTCTCTTTCATCAATAGTAAACCAACCATTTATTTGAGAAGTACTAGGATTTAATCCATATCTTGCTCCATATACAACTTTTTCCCATGTCCAATTATAAACTCCTGCGTTATACATTTGATTAGTATAAGCTCCACTTATTTTATAATCATTAGCCGTTGCCCATCTTTCGTTTGTGAGTGATGTACCTTCGAGATTATCTCCTAAACTGTCCTGAGTAGGTACACCTAAAGCGTCTTGTATAGGAACTGTGTAAGGATTGCTAGTTAAAGTAGTAGGATATATAATATGTTTAACTCCTAATTCATCAACCCATGACATTCTTACATAGTTAACGTAATCTTGAGGTATAATTAAAGATAAAGAATCTGGAATAGTTAATTCTTGAGATTTAATACTTTTTAACGTATCAAAACTTAATTCTTGCATTCCACGTTTAGCATGAAATATAACATCAGTTCTTTTGACACTAGGAATCAATTTACCAGTTCCCGTATAAGTCATCATAAAGTTATTAATAACTTCAGTTAATGGAGTGTATTCATAACTACCGTAATTGTTCCATAAAGCAGGAACTAATATTCGTAATTTGATTACATCATTATTAACTAAAGCTGCTGTAACTGTGACTTCATTAGTAGCTGTTAAACTATAATCTGTATTTTCAATTTGTAATACATTGTTAATATAGATAGCATAATTAGTAATTGAAGTACTTGATACTGTAGCTATTAACAGAGTATCTCCAGTCCACGTTATAACATTATTAACTGCTATTGCATCATATACTTGTGTTTGTTCTCCAGCGTAATACTGAGAAGCTGTTTCGGTTAGTAATCCTATATCTGCCATGTTTTATTAACTTTTTTGATTTGCTTCTTCTTGCATTACCATTTGTGTAGCTGTTTGTACTATTTGTGGATCTCTTATAACTACTCCAGAATATGCTAATATATTTAAAATTAACTCAGTTTGATCAGTATTATCTAAGTCAAAGTTAGTAGAACCATAAGTGCTATTGGGGTAGAAGTTAGATGCTACTAATGTAACTACTGGATCTGTAAGACCCCCAATTCCTGTCACAGCTCTATCAAGTGTAATTGTATCTTCAACAGCATATCCACTTCCTCCACTATTTACATTTATTTGAGTTACAACACCTCCACTAATTATTACTGTAATTGATGCTCCTGTACCAGAACCATCAGTTGCAAAACCTAAAGTTGCAGGATTAGTGGGAGTTCCTGTATAAGAACCATCTACTGCTGCTCCACTTGCATCAGTAGTAAGTTGAGCTGTTAAAGTATCTGTTCCTACTACTAAAGCCCCTGTAGCAGTTAAATATGGACTGGAATCATATACATATTGTCCAACAGTACCAGTATAATAACCCCATCTAGGATCAATAGGTTTTCTAATATAAGAAAAACTTATATCACTCGTAATAGAAGAAGGATATACTGTTACATCGGTAAAAGGATCGGCTGCGTTTTGCGTATATGTGTAAATTGGGAAACTTGTAGAAGGTTTTGTTAACGGAGAGTTGTTAACATATAAAAATTCTTTTTGTGAAACTCTTTCAACTTCGGTGGTGTTATCATATATGACACTTCCTAGTCGATGAAGATCAGTTGGGGGAGTAAAAACATTTGCAGCTGACGCTGATGGAGTACCACTTGTTTTAAATATAGATATCTTTTCATCAACTGTTTTTAATCTATCTCCATATTCACTTTCATTTTGTGGTACACGTAGTTGTTGATTAAGATCTTCGAAATATTTTTCAAACATTTCTAATTGGACCTGAGTAGAAGTCTTATTAAATTCATCTGGAGTTATATATCCTCTTTGTTGTTTATTAAGGAGATATAATACTGTTTTATAAACTGTATCTACGTTTACCATATTAATGTATTTTTAAAAAAAAAGGTGGCGGTTAGGCCACCCTTTTATAATCACTTGTTATTTAAGTTTTTTATCTATTGATTTGTAAACTTCTAAACCTTCATCTGTTTTAAACCACGCAGCCATTGCTGAATACGGATTTTCGTCAAATGGTACAGTCATTAGCTTACGACCATTACTTTTCCATTTAAAAGTTCGTTGGTCATCAGATAAACTTATTATATTGTTTTCTGTTGCTACAATAGCAAAGTTTCTAAGAACTACATTCTCATCTTGAGTCAAATTAATAAATAAAGCAGGATTTCTTTTAGCAAATAAAAGTAAATCTCTTTTTAATTCTTTAGTACTTAAATTAGATACACTAGATCCCATTTCCACTCTTAATATAGCTTCAGCTTGATCTACATCTAATTGACGAGCCATGTTCACTGCATCAACTTCTAGTTCTAAATTAGCTAACTCATCTATAGCTTCCACTTGTTTATCTACTTCTTTAAAAATTATCCCATTGTGAGGATGTTTAATCAAGAATTCTTGTAGCGTTCTTTTGTTTTTTGAAACATGTAAAACCCCATCTTCAAAAACTATATGTTTTAAAGTAGCATTTCCTTTTTGTTCATCAACAAACACACTTTTTTGATTAGTAGCATATCTTAATTCTCTTTCATAACCTAATTCTGGATCAAACCAAGTCAAAGGATATTTTCGAGTATGTCTAGTAGGTATAGTATAAGTTAATGGTTCTTTTCCATTAGCCAAATAATAATGTCTATCTTTATATTCCCAAGTGTCTTTTACTTTAGGAGTTTTCTTTTCTTTTATTTCTTCCATGATATAATATAATATAAATATTTAAAAAAGACCCCTAATTAAAGGGGTCTTATTAGTTATAGTCTATGATATTCTAAGACCAGTAATTGTGTAAAGTGCACCACTCGGAGAAACCGCATTTGATGTATTTACACTCATAAATTCAGGAATATTTATGGATTCCGTCCCAAGTTCTATTAATGAATTTAATTCATCAATAACAGCTTGAGGCATTGTAGCTCCCATATCACCATCAAATTGAATTTGTAAAGTAGTAAGCGCACCACCAGCAGGATCTTGAATAGCAAGATCAAACGATGATAACGAATTACTATCTGAATAACCAGAAATAGCTATAGGAACATTAACGTCCGCTATAATATTACCAGTTTGCACAGTACCAGATAATTCTGATGTACTTGTGTTTGGGTTTATCATTTTTATAAGCATAATCTCTAAATTTTAAAATGTTAATAAATTAAACTGCTTTGAATAACACGAAGTTATTAGCCGCTTGAGTTACTAAACATCTCTCAGTTAAGAAATGTACGTTCATTGCATCTACACCGTCAGTATAAGCTCCACCAACTGAACCAGTGATCCAGTTTTTGTATCTTCTATCTTCAGTTTCAGAAGCTCTGTATCTTACATGCAAGAATGGTCGTCTAATATTAGATCCAAGCATTTGATCGTATACTGTAGAAGTTCCTGCTGGAACTAAAACACCATCAATTACTTTAGACATTCCTCTAGTAGAAGCATCATTTAGATATTTCCAATCAGTTTTATAGAAGTCATAAGAACCTCTTCTGAATCCAGAGAATCCAAAGTTTAACGCCATTTCTTCTTCATTATCAAATAAACCGTAACCAGCTGAAGCAGTAGAAGCAAAACCTCCACCAGCCATAGCTGCGATCATATCATCAAAATCTAAAGCTGTTTGCCTTTGTAAGAATAACATGTTCTCTTCAATAGCACCTTGCTTGTCTAGGTTTTTAAGGATTTCATCAAAATCACCCATCGCGCCAGAACCTGGAGCTGCAGCACCTGCAAAACCTTGGTATACATTACCTCTAGTTTCAATAGCTGAGAATAATCCCATTGTACCTTTAACATTGGCTGTCCAAGCTGTACCACCGGCAGCAGGGTTAACACCTTGAAAGACGTGTCCAGCTAATTCACCTTCAACAAGCGCCATTTCCATGTAATCTTCAAATCTCAATCGTGTTTCAGATTCAGCTTTAAGATACCATAAGTATCCAGAAGTACCATCTTCAGTAGCTACTTCGATCCATCCAATTTGAGAAGCATCAGAACCACTAACTTGATAATTATCTCTAATGATAATTGGAGAGTTGTTATACTCTTGGAAACCAGGAGTAATAGAAACCGCTCCAGCATCATCAGAACCTTTCTCCCATTCTGATCCATAAACGAATACAGAAAGATCACCAGCAACATTCAATAATTGAATAGCAGCGCTAAAAGCAACAGTGTCATAAGGAGTGGCAGTTACTGCCCCAGCTGCAACTGCTGTTACAATTGCTTTTTGTGTTATTAATCCAGTTGCATTATCAGAAACTAAAATAGTTTGGTTTCTTTTAATAGCAGCTGATGTAGCTGGTGCAGTCAACGTAACCGTAATCACATTTGGTGCACTACATCTTGCGACGTTATATGCTACGTGTAATCTATTTTGTTCAGACCAGATTACTTGATCTGAGGTCATTGGCATTTCTGCTCCGACCATCCTTAAGAAGCCAGATAACGTTCTGTTACCATACCTCTCTACTTCCTGCTCATATAACTCAGGTAAATATTGCTGAGCCCAATCTGAAGTACCATCAGCGAAATTTAAATAATTCGATGATAATGCCTGTTGTCTTTGAGAAGGAACTAAACTTGCGGGAAAACTCCCACCTGTTACAAATCCCATAATTTTTGTTTTAAGTTATTTTTCGTTTTTTAATTTTTAACCTTGAACTATCTGCACCTGAAATTGCTTTTACTTTAAATCCATTTATAAACACATCACTAGGAGGACTAGTCCTCGCATCTGTAGATGGGTTTTTAGATTTAGCCATCATATTTTTAATTGCATCGGCTTTGCCTTGCTCATAAAAATGATTAGCAATAGTGTCAGAATTTCTAGCTGCATAAATAGCTTTGTGATACCCTTTATAATCTGTTACGTTTCCTTTTTCATCTAAGAACTTCTTAACAAAAGTGGTGAGATTTGACTGTGCATCTGCAACCCCATCTGGGTTTTTTATACTATATCTAAATTTCTTTTCACCTATATCGAAATCAAAACCTTTGAAATCTTTTGTAAAATAATCTTTAGTATTAGTTTTAAACTTTGTATGTTGTTGCTTAACTATTTCTTGTTCTTTGTTATATCTATTGAAAAAATCCGTTGCTTTTTGTTGATCTTGAGTAACGCCCGGTCTCAACTTGATCTCGTCGTAATATTTACCCTTTAAATCTTCCAAAAAGTTTTTGGCTTTTGCAATTTCTTCTTTATAAGCTAATTTCTTTTTACGAATACTTCTGTCTTCGTCTTCCTCTGGATTATAAGCAAAGTTATCTTCTAATAAGAATGATATCTCTTCATGATCCAAATGTGGTTTAGCTTGTTTATAATATTCTCTTAATAATGCTTCTTCATCAATATTGGAGTAATCAGCATTTAATCTTACATAATCTTCTACTGTTCCTCCAGTATCTTTCATAAACTCAACTAACTTCTCTACATTCTCAGGTAATTCAACTTGAGGAGAAGCAACCGGTTCTTCTATTACTTCTTTTACTTCCGGTTCTTCTTCGTTAGTTATTTCTTGTATTACTGTTACTTCTTCTTCCTGTTTGACATCAGGTTCTTGCACTTTCTCTTCTGTAACGGATTCTGATACTCCTGATCCCACTTCTTGCAATCCCACTGTGGGTTGTTCATCGCGTAACACGCCGCTCTCTGCTCTGGATTCTTGAATGGCATTATCTTCAGTTTTAGTTTCTTCTTCTTTTTTAGATAAATCTAATTTAGTGGGTTCGTCTTTAGCTGTTAACTTTTTAGGTCGTCCACGTTTTTTCTTTATTTTAAATTCACCTTGTTCTAATTCTCCCGTAGGAGATTCTTTTATTTCTTCTGACATAATATAATATAATAGTTAATAATTAAACAGGAGCAAAAGGATTCATTCCATAACCACCTTGTGCCTGTTGGGTTTTTTCCATTTCTTTAGTTTTTTGTTGAACTGGATTTGTTTCAAAACTAGTGGGTAGTAAATCATTTTCCTTTTGATCTATTAATTCACTTCGTTGACTACCTTCTATACGTACTCTTTCATCTTTACGATCTTCCGTATTGTTCACTCTAGCTTCAATTACGTTTTCTTTAGCTTGTTCTAATTGTAAATCAAAGCCAAATTGCTTCTCCATTAACATAGCTTTTATTTGAGCTTCTTGTTGCATGCGTTCTATATCCATTTGAACTTTAGCTTGTTCAAATTGAACTTTTTGCTCAGTCATTATTTGCTGTTTTTGAGTTTCAGCTAATGCTGTTCTTTCTGCAGTTTCTGCTTGAGCTTGAGCTTGCGCTTGAATTTGTTGCATTTTAAACGCTTCGTCATGTTCTTGTTTTTGATCTCTTCTTTGTTTGAGTAATTGATTTGCTAAAGTTAAGTTTTTAACTTCTCTAATGTCTATTGCATCTTCTAAATCTATTCCTCCTTGTTGTAATGCTACTTTGATATTTTCCTCTAGTTGAGCTTTTTCTTCATCATCAGGTTCTAAATCTAAAAATATACCAAAGTCATAAATATTCTTGTTAGTTAATTCTTCTAATGTAGCAGTATTAAATTTAGAAATACTAGTTTGTAAAGCATCTCTAGTTAACGGAAAAGCTAAAGCATCAGCTACTCGTAAACATATATTCTCGCAATTACGTAAAGTTAAATATAAACTAGCTTGTAATATATGTCGTGTAGCGGTATTAGAATTAGCTGCAGCGATTTTTTGTAATCCCACTAATGCATATTTATCTGGAGAACTACCATCTCTGGCTTCGTTCAATCCAGTTACATCTCTTATTAGTTGAAGATAATAATTATAAGTTTGAATTAGTGAAGCAATTTTAGCATTTCCACCACCACTTTGTAATTCCTGAATAGGTACTTTACCTAGATTTTGATCTCCATCTTGTGTATATGATCTCCCAACTATACTACCAGTTTGGAAATACATGTTAAGAGCTTCTTGTGGATTATAATTAGTACCATTACCTAAATCTACTTCATTTAAACCATCTACGTCTAAATAAACTCCATCAGGAACCATTCTAGCTAAGACTTGTTGAAGTTTCAAATGAGTTAACTGAATCATATCTGCGAATCCAGTTATTCTATTTACTAATGAATTAATTCTACCTTTATACATTCTTGGCGCGCAAATATTATAATTCATTTGTACTTTAGTAGTATTAGCAGTGGGTCTAGTCATATTTTCTGCTAACTCCCATTTTAACATTTTAGGAGAACCTAATATCTTAACACCAGAGTAAAGAACTTCAATAGATCTAAAAGCTTTTTTAAAGTTAACTTCTTCAGGTGGATTAAACGTATCAGTTTTTTCTAAAGCTTTTTCTAAACCTTGTGGAGTTTCTTTTATTTTAAATACTTGATTTGTAAATGTTTTATATTCAAAATATAATAATTGAATTTTATCATCCCAATATCTAGAACTATAATCTCTTACATTAGAAGCGCCAGGATTTTTCCTTATTTCATCTAATTCAGTAGGTGTTAAGTGAGGAAATAGCTTTTTTAATTCCGCCATGCTTACTCCTTTAACTTCTCCTACATACCAAATGTCTTCAAAATTCGGATCTTCTGTATAAGAATAAACTAAATTTACAGGATCAACGTAATCTACTGTAACTCCTTCAGCTAAATTAAAGCTAGTTTTAGTAGCAGCCATTCCTAATACTGTTAAATCATAATTTAACCTTCTTCTTGTTAAATCATATTTATTAGAATCTAAAATATAATTAATAGCTTCTTCTTGCGCAATCTCAATACCTTGTTTATAATTAAGTTGCATATATACTGAAACTTCCTCTTCGTTTTTTGGAGCGTTTTTAATATTTTGTCCGGAAGATACATCTATTCCTAGTTGAGCTTTAGCTTTTTCAATAAACTCTTTAGCGTAAATATCTTTTAATAATCCTTCTACAAACTTAGTTCTTTTCCCTGTAGATTGAGGATCTTGAGCATATGCTTTAATATCATAATTTCGCTGTGACATTCCATTTACTACAATGTCTACAAATTTAGGAATAATTGGAACAGGTTTCCAATCTAAATTAAGATACGACAAATCTCCATTAATGGATAATTCGTCTTTATATTTCTGAATTGATTGTTCACCACGAGCGTATAATCTTAACCTATGGAAATTATTATAATTACTTTGAAATCTATATCCTCCCATTCCAGTTCTCATCCCTGCGAACCATTCTCCTTCTATTGCTCTTCCAACTTGTAAACCATAATCATAAGTTACTTTCTCAGCGTCAGGTACTACCTGATTAGGAAATGAACTGTCATAACTAGTTTCTATCATCTATTAATTATTTTTGATATTGATCCATCATTATCGTACTTTGTAAATTTTATTTTCACTGGTTGTTTGATTATATGAGGTATTGGTCTATATCTATTTTTATTACAAGCCATAATAGCTAACCCAGAACTTATTGTAGCATCGTGTTTTGTTCTACTATTGATATTAAATCTACTCCAATCTTCTAAAGTTCGTTGAAAATACATGTCTCCATAATCGGTTTCTAGTAATCCTACGTAATCTTCAATATAAGATTCTATAGCAGCAGCATGAGCTTGTTTAATATCTTCACTAGAATTAGGAATACCACCTATTTCTTTTTCTGCCACTGACAATTTGTGTGTTAATTTATCTGGTCGATTCATAGAAAATCCTCTATATCCTCTACGTTTTAAATAATATAATAATCTAGGTTTATTGTTTTCTGCTAATATAGGCATTCCATACAATACTAATGCCATTAAAACATCTTCAAAGAATATCTCAGCAGTTTGTGGTCTAGCTATATATTCTAAAAAGAAATGATTAGGAGAAACATTCTCCATACTAAATTTAGTTAGTCCATGAAGAGATCCATTAGATCCTTTACCATCAACAGTACCGCTAATATCATAACTGTCACAACCAAAGGCTCCAATGTGATCGTTACCTGGGTATTTAACCCCATTCTTTATTATTACATTGTTTTGCATATGTATGTCTGGAATCCAACTAATTTTAAATCTTCCGTCTTTATTAGGGTAAAAAATAACTTTACTATCTTTTACACCACGCTCCCATTGGAAACTTCCTGTAGTAACATTTGCTTTATTATTTAGCTCTTCATTATGATCTATTTGTTCATAGATTTTAACTAAGTTAAATAATGATTCCTTTGTTTCATCTCTAAAGGCATGTTTCTCTGTGCGAGGAAATTGCCTATAAAATTCATTTAAACCGTCTTGATCTTGTTTTAACCCCTCAGCTTCATTGTCCCAGTGCTCGATAACTCCGATGTCAAT